CTACGGGCTCGACCAGGACGATCAAGCCGCCGACCCGAAGGCGTGGCCCAAAGCGAACCCGTCGCTTGGCGTGATTGTCGACCCGGCGCAGCTGGAGCTTGCCGCCAGAACGATGCTCGAGAGCGGCGATCCGGCGCAAATCGCCGAGTTTGAAACGCAGCTCGCTTGCCGCTACCACGAACTGGCGACCACCGACGTGGACCTCGGGGTTCTCGAGCGGCAGATGCAGGAAACGGATTGGTCTCGCCTCGCCGGTGCGCCCGCCGTGATCGGCATCGACCTCTCGCGGGGCGGCTACGGGGCGCAGCTCGACCTGACTTCGATCTGCCTGATGGTCGTCGACGGCAACGTGATCCGCGCCCGAAATATCTCCTGGTGGGCCGGGACCGACATTCAGCTCGACGAGCGGCGCTGCAAGAACCCGCTGGGCGCGTGGGTGGAGCAGGGTTTCCTGCGCCGGATGCCTGGCGAATGGCACGACATGGCCGTGGTAGAAGCCGAAATCGAGGCGCTGATGGCGCGCTACGACGTGCGAAAGATCGGCGTCGACCCGCACCCAGCCCAGGCACGCGACATCAAACGGTGGGCAGATCGCGGCTGGCCGATCATTCCCGTCGACCAATCGATCCGCACGATGGCGCCCGCGTGGAAGTTGTGGGGCGACTTGCTCAAATCGAAGCAACTCATCTACGAGCCGGACCCCGTGCTTCGCTCGGCGCTCAACGCCGTGCGCCTGATCCGCGACAACGTCGGCAACACGCGCCCGGTGAAGGGCCGAAGCAACGGCAACACCGATGCGGTGGTCGCTGGCAACATGGCGGCGCTGCTGATGGAGCACCACCAGGTGCGTGAAGCAACTGGTCTCTCGACTTCGTCGTGTCCCATCGGATAAACACGGTTACAAGAATTCCGGGTTGACGTTTCTGGGCAGAGTTGTTCCATCTGCTCCGTGGGCATCTTTGCACGATTCTTCGGCTTCAAGTCCGGCGTCGCGATCTACACGCGACCCGAGCCGATTGTTGCGTCGCCAGCTGACGCGATCCCTGCCGTCGTTCGTGCAACAAACCTCATCTCGGCGGATATCGCTCGCCTTCCCGTGTCGGTGTACGACAGCGAGGGCCAAGAGATCGAAGGCCATCCGGTCGAGATGCTGCTCAACCGCGACGCCAGCCGCTGGCAGTCGGGATACGAGTTCCGCCGCTACACGACTTCCGTCGCGCTGACGCACGGCAACGGAATCGCGCTGATCCGCCGCGGAAGCGACGGCGAAATCGCCGAGCTCCAGCCGGTGCCCGCCGACGCGATGAGCGGCGAAATCACCGAGGAAGGCGTCCAGTACCGCATCGGAAGCCTGGTGATGAATGCCGATCAGGTGCTGCATATCGGTGCATATCCGGATCACCTGAATCCGTGCTGGTACCGCTCGCCGCTTGACGTGGCCCGCCACGCGATGCAGCTTGCCGCCGATGAAAACGGCGCATACGCGCAGTCGGTCAAGACGGGAAGCCTGGGCAAGATCGCGATCTCTCACCCAGGCGCCATGAGCGACCAGACCGTTCAAGCAATTCGCGACGCATGGAGCACCATGCACGCAACTTCCGACGGCGCAAGCCGCCCGCTCATTCTGCGCGAGGGCATGAAGGCCGAGAAGATCGGCCAAGAAACGTGGGTCACGCAGCTTGAGAACCGGAAGTTCAGCGTGCAGGAGATCGCCCGCGCGTTCGGCGTGCCGCCGGAAATGCTGTTCCAGCAGGGCGGCGGCGCCCTTGTCAGCCAAAGCGAAGTCGCCCGCGCATATGCCGATGGCGCGATTGCGGCGTGGGTTTCCGCGTGGGAGTCGGAGCTCACGCGGAAGCTCTGCCGCCCTGGCGAGTTCGTGCGGATCGACACGACGGCAATCGTGCGCGGCAACCTCCGCGACGCGGGCATGGCGTTCTCGAAGCTCGTGCTGGCTGGCGTCATGTCGCCAAACGACGCTCGCCACTACCTAGGTCTGCCTCCGGTGGCTGGCTTGGACCCGCCGACGGTCTCGATGCCAGGCGGCGCCAGCGCGGCGTCCGGGCCGGACAACGTGGGGGACGAAAATGCTTGAGCTTCGCACCGCGACCTTTGAGCGCAGCGGCAACAAGCTTGCCGGTTACGCAAGCGTCTACAACGCGCCGAGCCTCCCGCTCACGGTGCGCGGCGTCAACAACGGCAAGCCGTTCGTCGAGCGCGTCGCGCCCGGCGCCTTTGACCGTTCGCTCGCTTCCAATGTCTCGCTCCTGATCGGTCACGATCGGCGCGAGCTCCTCGCCAACACCAAGAGCGGGCTGCTCCAGCTCCGCTCCGACTCCAAGGGCCTCGCGTTTGAGGTCGATCTCCCGGACACGCAGAGGGCCAAGGACGTTCGCGCCCTGGTCGAGGCTGGCGTGCTGTCGGAGATGTCGTTCGGTTTCTTCGTTCGCTCCGACGCCTGGACGGGCTCGGAACGCACCCTCACGGAGGTGGATCTCCGCGAGGTTTCCATTGTCGAAAACGGCGCTTATCCGCAGACCAGCGCCGAGGCTCGCACTCATTCGCCGAGCCTTGCTCGGTTGCGTCTGCGATTGAGGACCCTCACGTGAAGCAGCAGGAAATCATTGAGCGCCGCAAGGCCATCGAGACCGAAGTCAATTCCATCCTCGCCTCTGACCAGATCAGCGCCGAGGCCGAGGCACGCGCCGACGAGCTCCTGAACGAGCTCAAGGACCTGAACGAGAAGCGCAGCGCCGCGGCGCTCCGCGAGCGTTTCGCGTCCCACGCGATCACGCAGAAGGTTGTCGCCGAGAAGCGCGAGCAGACCGAAGAGTGGCGCTCCAGCGGCGAGTACCGCGAGCAGTTCCTCGGCTGGCTCAAGGGTGGCCGTGCGCCCGAGCAGCGCGAGCTCATCACCAGCGCGAACTCCAACATCCTCATCCCCAAGCTGTACGCGGACGGGATCCTGAAGTACATGATGGCGCAGAGCGTCATCCGCAACCTGGCGGACCTCCGCACCGGCGTCCAGGGCTACGCGACCCTGCGTTACAACACGCTGGCCACCGCCGACTACACCTCGGCCTGGACCCAGCCGGACACCGGCACGACCGCCCGCACCAGCATCGACCCCGGCTTCGCCGAGGTGCCGCTGGCTCCGGTGCCGTGCCTGCCCTACACGCAGGTCTCGCAGCAGCTCATGCGCCAGGCGAACTTCGATGTCGAGGCGGAGGTGATGGACAACCTCCAGCGCCAGATGTCGAAGAACACCGAGTGGGGCTACATCGGCGGCACCGGCACAAACGCGCCGAAGGGCATCTTCACGGTAAACGCTAACGTGAACATCGTGACCGCGACCTCGGCCAGCACGACTCGTGCTGCCGCGATCACGGCTGGTGCCACGCTCGCGAAGCTGCGCGAGATGCGCTACGAGAAGCTCCCGGCTGCGTACTGGGGCTCCTCGGCGTGGATCATCCCGCAGGACGTGTACGCGACCATCGCGACGCTGACGGTCAACAACGTGCCGCTCTTCATCCCGAGCGCTGACGCTGTCGGCCAGGCTGGCGCTGGCTTCACCCTGATGGGTCTCCCGGTCTACGTGACCGAGTACCTCCCGGCGCACATCTCCACCGGCACGACGGGCAAGAACTGCCTGGCCGTGCTCGGCAACATCTCGGACGGCTTCGCCATCCGCGAGTGGGGCGGCATCGGCATGATCCGCGACGAGATCACGGCGATGTCCTCGGCCCGCGTGATCTTCCAGGGCATGATGTTCGCCAACAGCGAATTCACCCGCGTCAAGTCGCTGGTGCAGCTCCAGGTCACCAACGCCTGATCCTCATCCTCTCATCGGCACAGGTGGCGCTCCTTCGGGGGCGCCACCTGGCTGCGAGGTAGTCCGTGGCGATTGATATCTCCAAGTTCCGCAACTGGGCCCGGCTCTCCTCCAACGAGGACGATCCGGCCATCCAAATTGCGTGGGAAGCAGCGAAGCGCGAGCTGGAGGAGCGCACCGGCTGGTGCGTCGATCCGGTCACGCGGACGCAGTACGTGGCGTCGGAGCCGACCAACGACCAGTTGCTGGTGCGCCTGGAGCGCCAGCCGGCTACGGCGGTTACGTTCGTTGACGATGATGCCACCAGCGGATCAGCAACGCTTGTCACAATCAACGGGATCCAGTACGCCAAGGTTCTCGACGCTCTTGCCTATCCGGTGGTGCTGACGGTGACTGCTGGCACGAACACCCTCAACCCGCTGCTCGAAATGGCGCTCCTCCAGCGCGTGACGCAGCACGTGGCAAGCCGCGGCGATGACACGGTGGCGCTCCCGAGCGACTACTGGGACCGTGTCTGCGGCATGATGGGGAAGGGCATTGGCTGATGGCCGGGCACGTTCCATCCGGAATGCTGCGCCTTGCCATGACGGCGCAGAATCCCGTACGCACGGTCGATGACTTCGGCCAGGCGTCGGAGTCATGGGTCAACGTGGCGGTGCTGCATTGCCATATCGAGGTCGCCTCGACCAACGAAACAATGAACGACAACGGCCCGGCGGTACGCACCGACTGGCGCATCCTCGCAAGTTTCCATCCGTCGGTGAACACCCGTAGCCGGTTGTTGTTCAACGATCACGGAACGCAGCGCACGTTTAACGTGCGCACGTGCTACGACCGAGACCAGCGCCGTCGGCGCTTGGAGATCGAAGCGACGGAGGTGCTGCCGTGAAGGGTGCCGCTGTAAAAGTCACCGTCGATTCCAAGAAGGTCAGAGAGACATTGGCTGCGCTGCCAATGAGGCTCAATGAATCAATTCGGAAGAAGGCGATCCGCAAGGTGTTCAAGCAACCTGTGAAGGACTTGAAGAACGAGTTCCGTACGATGAACTTCAGCGGCAAGAAGCCTCACCGTAGAGCAATTGCATCTGCCACAAAGCTGCTCGCTCCGAAGCGCATGGGCAAATCAGGATCGCCAATTCGCGCCGACATGGGCGTGCAGTATGGCGCCAAGGGCGGCGCTAGAGCGAAGGGATTGCAGCGCGTGTTTCATTTGCTTGAGGACGGGTTCAGACACAAGAGCAGGGGCATTCGGCGGTTCATCGGAATTGGACGATTCATTTCGGGAAATCATCGGGCGAAGAGGTGGGCAAACAAGAACGTCTCCAAGATTGGAAGCGACCTCCAAGACGAGATCTTGAGGCTTGCTGCCAAGGAACTAGGAGTTCGCAATGTCTCTTGAAAACATTTGCCGAGCATTGAAGGTGACGCTGGACGGAACCGGATACTCGGTGTCTGTTGGCATTCGAAATGCGGCAACGCCGACGCCGTGCATCGTCTACGAGCTTAACAGCGCAACCTGCGATATGCGGATGTCCGGGCCGACTGGTTTGCAGCATTGGAGCATTGATGTTGAAGTTGCGTGCATTGCAAGCACCGTAGAAGAAGTCACGCAGATGGTTGATTCCGTGATCGCCGAATGGCAGTCCGGACCCGTCAACAGTACGACTTACGACTGCTCGCTCGTCATGGGATCGTTTGCGGTGGCGTTCACCACAGATTCTCCTGAAGACGGACAGCAGGACGGAACACGAATTGGATCGATCAGCATGACGCTGCTCGTCCAGGAGGATTGATATGGCACTTATCGCAGGCTACGGCGGCGCAGTCACGCTCAACTTCCAGAGCAGCTCGGCAGTCACGTTCCCCGTCCGAAACATCGCGATCAACTTTGAGCGGTCGAGCATCGACACGACGCAGCTCTCCGATTTCCGCGAGAAGCGTGCACCTGGGCGCGTCCGCCGGACTGTGACCTTTGACATGATGGCGCAGGACAGCAGCACGGATGATGCGTTGCGTCTGCATATGTTCCCGACCACGTTGATCGAGGCAACCGGACGCAGCGTCGCACTTTCGTTCCAAGACCAG